GCACTGTCAAAGGTGGTGGTGCTATGGCTGCACTCACTGAGAACCTAATCAAGAGGAGAAGAGCAAATGGCTAGAACACAAGCTCAAACTCCAGCACCTAAAAAAGATCGAATCGAAGGTAGCAACGCCAATCCTAAAGGCAGTGCAAGCGGTTCGAGAGGTGGAATCAAGATCAGTGATCAAGCGGTCAAGTCTCTTGAAAACATGAGAGACAAGCATAATGATCGTTATAATGCAAAGCACAAGCAAGTTGATCTTGGCACTTTGAAAGCTGTATTCAGAAGAGGAGCAGGAGCTTTCTCTGTTTCTCATAGGCCGGGCATGGATCGGACTCAGTGGGCTTTGGCAAGAGTGAGAACCTTTCTCAAATTAGTGGGAACAGGTGAAAGAAAGAAAGCCTATAACACTGATCTTGATCTTCTTCCCAAAGGCCATCCACAGAGAACCGAAAAGGAAGCCAAAGCTGAACAGCTTGCTCCAAAGAAGTATTCTCACATTGACTTCACTCCTCCACAAGGAGCAAGAGAAGCAGCAAAGAGAGCCCTTGAAGTTCGAGCTGATAAACCAAGCAGTCAAAAAGGAATGACTCCTGTTGGAATTGCAAGAGCAAGAGACTTGATGAATGGCAAGGCTTTGAGTCCTGACACAGTCAAGAGAATGCTTGCTTATTTCACTCGACACGAGATCGACAAAAAAGGTTCCACATGGAACATAAAAGGAAAAGGTTGGCAAGCTTGGCAAGGTTGGGGCGGTGATGCTGGCTTTGCTTGGGCTAGAAAGATCGTGAAACAAATGAAATCAGCAGATGAAAAAAGCACAGCTTTAAGAGCTTATGGTGAAGCTGTTCAAATCCAATTTAGTGAACCAAGCTTTGATGTGCCTGAAGGTTTAACCATTGGGCGACCATTCAAGACTTTGGCACTTGGCCAAGTCTCTTCAAGAATGAGTGGAGACTCAATTGGCAAAGCTATCGACCACGATCTTCTTCAAGAGATGGTCAGAGTCTTTAATGAGCGCAAACAGAATGATCCTGTGATCATTGATTGGCAACACGCAACCTCACCTTTTCAAGGTGGAACTCCTGCTCCTCCTGAGAGTGGGAATGCTCTTGGTCTTATCGTTGAGTTAGAACTCCGAGAAGATGGACTTTATGCAACACCAGCTTACAATGAAAGAGGACTTGAAGTTGTAAAGAATGCAGGTGGTGTTTTATGGAGTTCACCTGAGTTCCTCAATGGTGAAGTATACTCAAGAGATGGCGGAGCCAAGATTGGCAATGCTCAACTTTTAGCAATCACACTCACTCCAAGACCTGCTCAATCACATGACAAGATTGAAAGGGTGACTTTAAACGAAAGGACTGCGCTGATGGACAACATTAGTGAAATGTCTGTTGAAGAACTTCGTCAAATGCTTGTCGCAAAAGATGAGATGGTGAAGGAACTTGAACAGAAGATCAAAGACATGATGACCGAATCAGAAGCTTCAATGAACAAAGAAGAAGACGATAAGGAAATGATGGCTGAAGAAGAAGAAAAGATCGAAGAAGAGAAAGAAATCAAGATCGAACTCGAAGAAGAAAAGAAAGATTACAAGATGAGTGAACAACTCACTGAATCAACTCTTCTCAATGAGGTTCAAGCTCTTCGTGAAAACAATGCCAAACTCTCAGAGCGACTTGAAAAGATCGAAGCTGAAAAGCGAGAGATCGAGCGAAATGACGCAGTCAAAACACTTCTCAATGAAGGTCGTGTTTCACCTTCCGAAGCGTCCGTTGTGGGTAAAGCTTGGGAGTTGCGAGATATCCAGCCCGAGTTTTGGAAAATGTTCTCTGAACGACCTATGAACTCAACTATTCCATTGACCACAGTTGGTCATGGTGCAAGCGGTGAAGAGATCAGCAAAGCTACTCTTGACCTCAAGATTCGTGAGACTGCCAAAGAAAAGTCAATCAGCTATTCAGAAGCACTTTCATTCATTCAAAAAAACGATACTGACTTTTACAACAAAGCTATGGAGGCTTAATCATGGCTAATACAGATAATCTACTTTCTTTTGTGGCTGCTGAAGCCATTGATGAGTTTGAAGTTGTTGCACTCGATGCCAACGGAAAAGTTTCACTTCCTGCAAGCGGTGCTGATGATGGAATCATTGGTGTTGCACAGCGTGGAGTCTCAGCAGGCGAAACAGTTGAAGTTCTTGTTTATGGTATCACTCGTGTCAAAGCTGGTGCTGCTTTAACTTTTGCAACAACTCCTCTTCTCATGGCCGCTTCTGATGGTGAAGTTGTTGCTGCTACAAGCACCAACTATCCAATCGCTCGTGTCCTTCCCAACATCAATCAAACTTCAACAGCTGGAGCAGGAGAGCAATTCAAAGCCTTCTTCTTTGGTCCTTCTGTTGTTCTAGCTTAAGGAGTAGTCTCACATGGCTTCATCATATAGTAATTTACATCCTGTTGATCAGATTTTAACCGGCCTTGTTGGAGAAGCTGTTCCTTCAGATAGCCAACTCATTGCTGATAAAGTTTTTGAAACCATCAAGATTCCTGAGCGTTCAGGAACTCTTCTTCTTGAAGAATCTCGCAACTTCATGGGTGCAGGTGCTGGCCTTGATCTTGAGCGTGCTCCAGGTTCAAGCCGAGCGACCATTGGCGGTTTTGATCGTTCAAGCCAAACTTATAAGGCCAAGATTTATGCGGCGGCTGACTCTATTGCTATGGAAGATATCTTTGATAGTCAATATCCCGGCTCTGAAGAAGCTCGAATTGCCAAGAAGGTTGCTCGTGTTCTTAAGCTTGGTCGTGAGAAGCGTGCAGCTGATCTTCTTTTTGGTACAGCTAACTTCAACAATGATACTTGCACCAATGAGTTTGGTGGCAAGTTCAATGCTGCAGGTGCTGAGCCTTTAAGCAATCTACATGAACTCAAAGACACTGTTTTCGCTGCCGCTCATGGTATCAATCCCGATACTCTTATTATGGGGCGTGAAGTATTCCGTCAATTAGCTCGTAATCCTGAGATGCGTGGCTATGTTGGTGATAGTACAGCAGGTATTGCAAGTGGCAATCGTCTTTTGAATGATGAAGCTGTCATTGCTGTTCTTCGTGATGTTCTTGGTATTCCAAACATTTATGTTGGTCAAGCTCGTCAAGACACTGCTGTTCCTGGTGCGACTGCTAATGAATCTTACATTTGGACTGCTGATAGTCTCTTTATGGGTATTCTTCATGGCAGTGATGCAATTGTTCAAAAGAGCGGTAATGTTAAGGGAATGCCTGTGGCGGCTCTTAACCTAAGCTTCAATGATATGGTTGCCGGTCAATATGATTCACTCGATAAGACTCGTCGTTATGTCTATGCTGAAGAAGTGAATGTCTTCCATGCTGTTGACTCAACTCTTGGTCGTATCATCACTGACTGTTTATAAGATTTATGACTTGCTCATGTGGACAACCTTTACTCCTTGCGGAGAAAGAAGACGCTGACAAACTAGCGATTGATGACTTGACTAGACAAGCTAAAAGTCTAAAAGGTCCAATGTCCACATTGATTCGAGCTAGACGAGATCAACTCAAAGCTGAAGTTTCAGCTGAGAGAACTTTTGCTTCCACGCTAAGGAAAGCAAGAGAACAACTTTTGGAGACTGTTGGAGTAGCGATTCAAGCTAGCAATCCACTCAGTCTTCTAAACTTAAATGACGAACAGCTTCTTGAGTTCATCCTTCAGGGTGGTCTTGGACTTGCAGTTGATGAGTTCATAGAACAACAAGAAGCGATTCGTGAAGCGGCTGAAAAAGCAATGAGAGCAGTCCAACCAAGTTTTGGTTTTGACTCAATCAGTTCTCAGCTTGATTCAATTCAAGCAACCACAGCCCAAAGCGTCTTCGATGATGTGATTCTTCCTTCATTCAAGACTTCAATATCTCAATCATTAAGAGATTTATTGGCAGATGTTCCAACCAACATTGTGATGAGCAACCTTGAAGCAAGATTGAAGCGATCAGAGGGGACTCAACTCACAGAGGTCAAAACACAAATATCTCAATATGGCCGAAGCATAACAGCTGTTGCGGCTGAAGCGGCTGGTCTTGATCATTATTTATATACAGGCCCAAAAGATGGAATCACTAGACCATTCTGTAGAGCCTTGATTGATTTAGTGGTAAACTCAAGACAGATGAGCAGATTGAACAATGGACAAGGCTTAAGCGTTAAAACTTCAGGCGGTGGTTATAATTGTCGCCATAGTTGGTCACCTGTCACAGAAGGCTTCATTGAAGCAGCTCAATTGACCAAAGCCAAGCAAGCCGATATCACCAAAGCAAACAGTGGAGCGAAACGATGAGAAAAGCAATCACAGGCCAAGACTATCTCTTTGAATGGAATGCTCCAACACCATTGAGCGAAGCTCCAACTTTAGTTGTTAAAGGTGGCTCTTCATCTTTTAGTGAAAGCATGACTCAAAGCCGAACTGATTCAACAGTGACAGCTATTGCAAGCGACCGAAGAACATTGACTTTGTCAGCAAGTGCTACTTCACTCCATCGAGATCAAGCCAAAGCTTTTCTTGTGACTGCTGGAGACACTTGGTTTTCAGTCACAGTCTCAAGGGTGGTTGATACAACTGCTATTCTTGCCGAACCTTTACCAAGAGAGATTGACCTTAGCACAAGTGCAACCTTAGTCTTCTCAATGTACTATGTCACAGTGACAAGCTCTGCTGTTTTGGGAACAAGTGGATATTATCCTTATGAGCTTTCTTACTCTGCTGATCTTGGAAGTCAGAACCACACCAAGATGGAGAAGGGGATATTGAAAGCGACTCCAAGACCTTTTGACACTGGCCTTGATCATGATGAGTTTGTCAATATCTTTGCTAATCTTGCGGACATGATTCCAAGAAGACAGTCCGACTTTTTGCCACAGATTCAAGCGAGTCTTGAAGAGATTGGTTTGAAGATCAGAAGAGAATTGAACGCTGATGATATAACAGAAGATGAAGTCTTTAATGCTCAAAGCTTTAAGCTTGCTCATGCTTATTGTGCGGCGGCAAGAGTCTATGAACTCAACATTCAACTTGATGTAGCTGAATCAATGCGTGTTCGCTGTGGTGAGCTTTTAGACTCAGCTTTGGCTTCAGTCACACTTGACCTTGATGGTGATGGCATTGTTGACAGTGGTGAAGAGAACCTTAGCCGAAAAGGTGGAAGTCCTTCCGACTTTCGAGCGAGTTGGAAAACTTACAACAAGAGTGCAAATGATAGCTTCTTCACTCCAGCAAGAGGAATGAGACACTAATGTCAGCAAGAATCAACTTAAATCTTCCAAGAAGTCTTTGGACAGCTGAGGACTCTTTAAGACTTGCTTCTAATACTTTGGCTCAAATCAAGATTAGAACAGGGAAGGGAGTTGATGCTGATGGACAACCATTCAAGGACTATTCTCAAAAGCCAATCTATATTGCTAAAAGAGGAGCTAGGCTCGCTCCTAAAGGTGGCCGATTATCGAGAACCGGTCGAAGCGTATACTATCAAAAAGGTTATGCACAATATAAAGAAGAGAGTAGGCGGAGGGGGCGAGGGGGAGAAAGTGCAAGTGTAGACCTTGTTTTGAGTGGTAATATGCTGAATAACTTCGTAGTCCTCGAAGCCACAAAAGACAGGTTTAGACTTGGCCTTACTAAACAAGCTCAATATGGTTATGCAGTTAATGAGAAGCGAGAGTTCATTGGCTTAACTCCTGGAGAAGTTCAAGTCATTGTCAAGGCTGTTGAGATTGATTTAAGGAGGAAATTGAAATGAGTCAAGGAATCAAATCAGCTCTTGCTTATCTTGAAGACTTGGTTGAGGGAATCACTCCAAAGACTGACCTTCATCATGGTTTTGTTGCGGTCACTCGTGGCGGTGGTCTCACCATTCCTCTTGAAGCTCGACCAAACTCAACTCGCTATTTTGAATTAAGAATTGATGGACTTGCCAAAGATGATGGTCAAGCTGGCTTAAGCGGTCGAAAGCGTTCAAGGATTCTTTGTCGAGTGAAATATGATATTCCTCAAGATGATGGTTTTCTTTTGCGTATGATGAATGAAGACACTTCTGACTTGATCAACACTCTTAAAGGTCCACAATATAATTTGGCTACAACAGGGATCACTTCATTGATTCCTCTTGATGCAACCATTGAAACAATCTTAGATCAGCAAGGTGATCGACTCGCCTTTATCTTATCTCTTCCTTTTGATCTCTTATATTTGGAGGCTTAATCATGGCGGTGACTCATCGTTCTTTATCAATTGCAGTTGAGAGTTCTTTTGGTTCTCTTGATTCAACCACAGGTTTACCAAGTCAAAGTGGCTTGACCTTTATTTCAATCCCTTGCGAGCGTGATCCAATTGTCATTGCTGGAGAACCTGTTGTCTCAGAGCGAAATGATGCTCGTGATGGTTCTTACTTTGTTCCTTCTGAGCCTGACACAGTTTGGGCTTCAGGAAGCAGAGTGAGAAGAAGAACAGGTCAAGTTGTTTGTCGTGTTGATCTCACTACCATTGGAACAGTGGCGGACAACTACAACACCAACTATCTTGGTTATCTTTTAGGTGCAGGCTTAAAGACCAAGCTTCCAAGTGTAATCAGTGACACTGTGACAGCGGTTGACGCCAATTCATACACTCCAAGCAGTGCTCCTGCTGTTGCCGATATTGGAACACTCATCAGCACTTCAATTGGTGGTCGAGCTGAATATAGTGCAATAACTGACAATGATCAAGGAGCTGGTTCTGATGTTATTATCTCACCAGCTTTCTCTTCATCTTCTTACACTGCCATCCGTGGCCTTCAAACATGGTACACACCAAGCCGAGCTTCAACAGGTGACTTTGAAAGCTCAGTAGCCTTTAGAATTGAAGGTGTTAACTTCTTAACTTTGGCTTATGGTTGTGTTCTTGAGTCAATGAATATCACTCTTGATAATGGTCGTCTCATGGCTGAATTGACTTATCAGTGTGCTTATATCACTGACGATCATTCAAGTGCTGTTGCTCCTGTTGAGCCTTCTTACAATACAGGTGCTGCTCC